TTATTTTATTCCTGCACCGAGTACGGATAAATCCGAACCCTCAACCTCCGCCAGTGTGATAGTCTTAGAACCGTCCTTATAGTTGAAAGTAAGGATTATCTTATCCTCATAAAGATACACCGCATTTACAAAACTGTCAATTAGTCTTTGCCGCTGTTCCCGCTTTGTCACATCAAATTTGCGGAAACGGTAAATGAAAAATGCTATCTGTTCTCTTGTAAGCAGGGGCTTGTACATTTCCTCCTGCAAAATGCTGACTTCAAGCTGGCTTTTGGTTTCCTCCAACTCATCCAGTCTTTGCTTGGTGGACGGGGTAAAAATCCCTGCTTGAATGGCATTGAGCATATTGTTGATACCTTTTTCCGTTTCTGCAAGCTGCTTTTTCAAAAGGGCAGGTCGGTGCTTTCTTTCTTTTGCAACTCCATCAGCGTATCAATCAGCCGTTCCATAACTTCATCATTCATAATTGCTTTCATGATATAGTTGGCAACCAAATCTTCAATCCAGTCTTTCTTGACCGCTTTCTTGTCGCAGAGCTTCTTTTTCTTGGTATTCACACAGCAATAATAACGGTGTACTTTCATCGTATGGCTTGTGCCGATTTCTCCCACCATAAAAGAGCTGCATTTCCCGCAGTACAGCTTCGTTGTCAAAAGGTAATCGTCCTCGGCTTTGTGACGGGGGGAGCCTTTTTGTTCTTTACCAGCCGTTCCTGTACCCGTTCAAATAATTCTTTCGGGACAATCGCCGGAATACTGTCCTCCTTGACTACATCACGATAACTGTACTCGCCCATATAGCGGCGGTTCTTTAACAGGTGGTTCATAATTTTCAGCGTTATTTTCCCGCCACGAATGGAACGCATACCCCGACTATTCAATGGATAAGCTTCTGCATGGTTGCCCGCTCGCTGTACTTTGTAAACATTTCCAACACCATCGGGGGCAGTCTTGGGGTCAATTTGATAATACTGCTGTTCGTCAATATAATATCCCATCGGAACAGAACCGCCGTTGTATTTACATTTCAGCGCATTGTCGGTCAGTCCCCGGATAACCTTTTCAGAAAGCTCCACAGAATAGTATTCTGCATACTCCTCCAGCATGACTTCCAAAATAATGCCCTCGCTGCCTTCGGAGATATTTTCCCTTGCCGAAATGGCCTTAACGCCATTCTTTTTCAAAAGGTTTTTATATCGTGCGCTGCCGTAACAGTTACGGGCAAAGCGGTCTAATTTCCACACAAGGACAACATCAAACAAGCCCTTTGCGCTATCTTTAATCACGTGCTGAAATTCGGGGCGGTTATCTGTTTTTGCTGATAATGCCCGATCAATATAAGTCCCTAAAATTGTAATATCATTGCGCTCCGCATACTCTTTACATTCCCGCAACTGTCCCTCGATACTTTCTTCCCGTTGGTTATCAGAAGAATAACGGGCGTAAATCACACCTTTCATTTGTTCACCTCCTAAAAATTAAGATATTTGTGATATTTCAAACTAGTTTTATATGCGGTTGGATTGAAAAATTCCTTATCAAAAACTTTATGTTTTTTGCCATACTCAAATAAATATTGAAATGTAAATGGGACTTTGAATTTTTGGGAAAAATGATACAGATTATAAAAATAATCTTGTATCTCTGGATTGAGAAGAATTCTTTCTATTTCGTACTTGAAAAATTTATATTCTTTGTTGCTAATAATCTTTTGTTTTCTCAAATAGCAAATATACGAGAAATATGATAATGTTTTGTCCATCTTTAATTCCATCTCACCACTCGAATGAAATTCATTAGAATACCATGATTGTCCGTAATCCAGCCAATAGATAATGCCACTAATAAGCGGGTCTGTACGAATTTTTTCAGTTAATTCATTTATATAACTAGCTCTTTTCAAGGAAACATTTCGACGCCATTGGTAATAAGCAAATATGCCACCTATGATAACCAAAATCAAAGAAATTCCTGCAAAGATATCAGATACTGTTATTTCTGTTTTCAATGTCATTTTGATTCCATCTCCATCATTTCAAGAAGTGTTTGTTTTAATTTTTCATTCAGCGGAGATTGCGGGTCAAAACACATTTCAATAAACTGTTTCATTTCCTCACTCCCCGGTGCAATCTTCGGACGGTGTTCATATAGCTTGCCTTGCGGATTGTCTGTCCGGGCAAGCAGATAATCCAATGATACATCAAAATAATCCGCATACCTTACAAGCGTTTCCAAAGAAGGCGCCGACTGCCCCTGCTCGTAACGATTGATACTGGACTGCTTCACTCCCAAAAGTTCCGCCATCTTTACCTGCGACAGCTTCACGCTTTCCCGTAATCTCCGCAGGCGTTCTCCTAATTCTTTCATGGGATGTAACCTCCTTGTTTCCTTTATGCATAGTATATTACTTTTACGGTTTCCTTTCAACCCGTATTAAGCATATTCTAAAGAAATATACTCGTAAAACGGATAGAAGAAAACGGGGAGGGCTACAACAAAATAAGCGGTCAATCCGACTGTGGTTTTTCAGCAGATTGCGACCGCTTATTTTTCATTTTGGTGGAAGTGTGGCTACACGCTCCGACAAAATAGGGTTCCCAAAGGGTACCCCTTTGGCACACGACTTTGCTTGCAAAGTGTAGTGTGTTATACGCTCTGTCAGCGTTGCTGCGAAAATGCGGTTGCCGCTGGGGAGGGCAAGCACATTTGAAGCAACAGGAAAACAGTGCTGTGATTGTGTGGCGTGGAGCCGCAAGCACAGGGCTGTTTTCATCAGCAGACAGGGCGTATATGAAAACTTTTGTCTCTCGTCTTACACCGGACTTTTGGAAACACTCCTGTAAAAATTGAAATGGGCAGGAAGCCATTTTAGGGCTTTCCCGCCTTGATTACCCTTTAGCAAAGACGGGCGGGACTGTCAACGGCGGCGCATTGCTTCGTTCATCTTGAACGTTGACTGGCTCAGCTGGCATTGCTATTTATATTAAATTTGGTTTTAGTTAAGTCACTTTTTTGTAGGTTTAATTTTGCCTTTTGTTGCAATAGTAATAGCAGTGCCTCCTATCATTACTGCAACTCCCAAAGCACCTTTACAAGCATCCTTTAAATGTTTTGCCTGTTCATTTCTGCAATTTTCGCAATATTTATGTTTGTATCCATCCGGAAGTAGACGCTGGCATTTTTTATTTTTGCATTTTTTCTGTTCCATTTTCTGTATCTCCTATACGATTGAGTGTGGCGTTGCAAGGCAACGCTTTAATACGCTTTTCAATGTCGGGCAAAGTTTTTGACCAATAATTTTCGGGTGATGGATCTATCATATCAAGGCGCTCTACGAAACCTTTTTCAGAGAGATAAGTTTTCTTAATGTGTTCAGCATAATATTGTAAACTTAGCTGTGCAGCTTCCGATTCGCCCATTTCTTGATATGCCATTGCTTCAGCAAGAGACACCATATTTACGGCGCAAAGGCTTTCACGAATTTCAGACATTCGGACATTGATTTTTTCTGGTGTAGCACCCGACATAAGTTTTCCCCAAAATGATTCTGGCTGATTTCGAATAAAAGCAATATTTGCACTTTGACTCTGTATTAAAAGATTCCTACTATCTTCTGCATCTGCAACAATTCTCAATAATGCCAGTGATTTCAAACGAGGATTTTTTATTGCCATTGCCTGTAAAAACTTCTGTTGACAACTGTAAGCGGTTGCCAGTCTGTCGTATTCTTGTCCTTGACGAACTTCTTCAATTGCTACTTGAACTATTTGAATTTGTTCAGCGATTTGTGCCATTTGCATTTGTGTAGCATAACTCGTCATAGCTTGAGACATCTCTGGTGACAGTTTGACTTTTTCTAACGAAATAGTAGATACTATTTTTTTTGTCTCTGGATTTATCAGGTTTGCCATCAGAGAACCATCTTTTTTAGTCATTAGCTTAAGTGCACCCTTAGCAATTTTAGTCTTTTGCTCGTCTGATAAAATTACTTGATATGTTTCTTCTGGAATGACAGCTTTTACAGCGTTGATAAATGCAGGAGCCGAATAAATTAAATGTTCAATTTTCTTAAAACTTCTTTTCGCTCCTTTAACGAATGGATTTAAAATTTCTGAAACACCATCAAAATGCTCAGTCAAATCCGCACAATATCCTGTGGTATCAATAATTTCAATATCATCAGGAGAAATGTTGATTACATCTTCCAAAATTTCCACCTTCCCTTTCAGCTTTATTTCTCTATAGGACTTGTAAATTTAACGAAGCATATACATATACAAGTTTGCCTAATAACCTATTTCTCAGTTTGCTCAATCATCTTTTTCATCAACTGCTGGAATTGTTTTGACATTATCAATATTAGTCTTTCTAAATCAGCTTATCAAAGATTTTTTTGTAGCATTTCTTGCAATGCGTAAGAAATTGTGCGAAGCTCTTTACCCTCTGTGGCTACTTTGCCATAAGGCATACTAACCCCAGCTTTTAAGTCAATCGTAAATTTATCCGAATATACCTTCTTTGCTCCAGAATGATATTCAAGTGTAAATGTCACTTCTTTATCTATTTTCGCATAATCAAGTGTGCAAATTCTTGATTGTCCCGGGGCTAAAACTGCATTATTGAGTCCCTCCAAATAATCTTTATCATTTCGTATTTTATAACAACCTTTGAAATCAAAATCATACTCAAATTTTGTAATGTATGCAGGAGATTTCCCGAAATTTTTAACAATTAAATAGAAAAACGGATTACCCGCATTGATTTCATCAGTATAAACAGAAATAACAGGTCTTGTTGATTCTTCAATCATTTTATTATTTTGCCGTAAAGTAATCACAACTGTAACTACAGATATGGCGGCTAATATAAAAGACAAAACGCAAAGAATAATATTTACAATAGTTGATATATCCATATTTTAACCTCCAACAAAATCTACTTTCCCGCCTGCTCAATTATCTTTTTCATCAACTGATGAAATTGTTCGCTTGTTTCCACGTCCATCGGAAGAAGCTGCCCAATCTGTTCGGCAATCATAGCAGTTACATCGTCCATAGAAAGCGGTTCCTGTTTTTGTTCTGCAAGTGCGTCTTGCATGGTCTGGAACATAGCAGCGGTCACAGCTTCCCCGGCTGTTCCCCACTTTCCATATCTTTCTTAATATCTCGCAGGATAGCAAGGAATACATTCTTGATTTTTTCAATCTCTGCTTCGTGTTCTCCCATCTTCTGTGCGTTCAGAAATTGCAAATCCTGTCTTGCTTCTGCCCGATGTTGCGGGTGTTCTTTCATTAGATCGGACAGGGAAGCTGTTGCCAGTTGAATAAGTTGATTTCGTGCCATGATACCCCTTGCTGCTGTGTCTTGAAAATAAATCCGTATCAGACTGATTAGGCGTGGGAAATTTTTATGCTCCAACAGACGGTTGAGGATTTCTAATACCGAACCTGTCACAAGCTCCTTCACGGCTTCCTCGGATAAGCCTAATTCAGAAATATCATAGCTTTTACGAACGCTCAAAGTGGACAAACCCAATATGTAGTCCGTTGATACTTTAAATTCCTTTGCCACGCCTATGGGAATATCGCTACTGACCGTCTTTGTTTCTCCACTGACAATGCGGCTCAACTGGGAAGCAGATACGCCTATCTTCTCCGCAAGCTGCTTTTGAGAAATATGATTGCCATGCACAAATCGGAAATCCGCTGTCCAGGTGTTCCGGGTAAAGCCATACATGACACCTCCTTTGCTTACTTCCCATTATACAGAAGAATTGCAGAAATGCAATTTTGAAATTGAATATTGCCTTAAAATGCAATTCTCGCAAGATTCCGGGAACTGCATTTTTTTCGTGTAGACTTAGGGTAGTTCATCGATGAGCTGCACTTTGAAAACAGAATGACCGTCCGAAAAGGAATACCTCTCCCGGAGATGTAGCGCATTTGCGTACCAAAGGAGAAACACGCCGCAGGAATGGGGCAGAAAGCCTTTTCGGGGAGAACGGCATAAGGAAAGCAAACGGAGGGAACACATGAGAGAGAACCCACATAAACGATTGCCGCCCATAGAGCGCAAACCGGACGGTTTCCTTTACCACATGACCTCAGCACAAAGGAAACAGGCAAGAGCCATTGAAGCCACACTGAACGGTATTACCCCGTTCAATGCCGGAAAGAAGAAAGAAGAAGCCCTCTCCCTGCTGAAAAATAGGTTTCCGCAGATGGAGAACTTCTCCGGGAAGCTCAAAAAATACAAGGTCACGATAAACGACCTTTTGGTGGAAAATGAAAAGCTGGAAGAACAAGCCAAAGCCAGCGAAAGCGGAAAAATGAAAGACCGCATGGAACAGGCAAAGCTAGAAAGCGAGCTGAAGAACATTCAACGGCTGGTAGACCGTATCCCGCCGGAAGTGCTGGCAGAGCTGAAACGCCAGCAGCGACACACAAAGGAACGGTGACAGATGACAGAAAACATTTTGCGCCGCAGCATGGCGGCAATGTACCTTGAAAACTGAATACAGAGAAAGGCGATATATGGCCAAAAAGCAACCGAACACAGATATCCCCTAACACGAAATAGAAGCCCTTGCCCGTTGCTTACTTCCAGAAATCCAAAAATTCTTTGAAAGCCCGGAAGGACAAAAAGAATTTGAGAAGTGGAAAGCACAGAGGGCAATAAAAGCAGAAAAGAAAAGGAGTGTATGACAAAAGCGGCGGTATCACTCACGATACCGCCGCTTTTGTTTTTCGCACTAAAGATATACTAAAAATCCGAAGCCGTCCCCGATTGGAACCGGGTTCGGATTATCATTATCTGGTGCGGATAACAGGACTTGAACCTGCACGTCGTAGACACCAGAACCTAAATCTGGCGCGTCTGCCAATTCCGCCATATCCGCATATCAGAAAAAAAATAGGAACAAGCACTTGCTTGTTCCAGTGAAGCATCGGGGATTCGAACCCCGGACAACTTGATTAAAAGTCATGTTACCTAACTGCCACGGAACCGCATAAATGCTGGGTTTGCAAGAATCTCGTGATACGAAATTGATACATTAGGTATTTTATAGTATTTTGCGATATCTGTCAATGGTGATTTTATACAGTTGACAAACAGAATATACGTTCGTATAATTAAGTATATAACAAACAAATGTTCTGTTTTTTTTGAAAGAAGGTTGCATGAATGAAAGAGAATATTATTTTTGAGAATCACGATGCCTACCTATTATATAGGGCGGCATTGGACCGGAACCCAAATCTGCCAGCACACGGGAACGTATCTGTGCAATATGCTTTATACCTGTATTATCGGACTTATCCAGAGGAACGCCCCAAGGGATACCGGTACAGGCAGCACGCCTCCGCATAACTCCCATTATTTACCAGTAGCATTATTATCACCTCCGATATTAAACTTAATTCGGAGGTGATGAAAATGTCAAACAGAAAGAAAGCATATGACCCAGATTTTGAGGCTAACCCAGAATTTGAACAGGACCCAGGATTTCTTGAATGGATATGCCAGCGTGTCAGGGATGAGGCTGCAGGAAATGCAAAAGAAACGGACAATGAACCGGATCTGGGCAAATTTGAGCCTACAGATGAAATATTTGAGCGTATAGTAAAAGAAGCTCGCGAACGTGGGCTACTAAAAGAGGATTAATGTCGAAAACTGCCCACGATTATCTATTGCACTAATCCCCATTATGTTGTATCATTTATTTGCAACCAATAGTATCAATATGTTTCTTAGTCGCGGAATGGCTGGCATTATAATGGTGTCGGCCGTTTTGTACTTGACATCAGAGCTTCCAAGCGTTATTATTGAAAAAACTGGTAATACTTCCACCATTTCCTTCTTTGTCTGAGAGGCTATACTTTATGTATAGTCTCTTTATTTATGGCCACTAAAAAGGCCCCGGCGGGAGACCCGGAGCCTTACAGCGTTTTACAGTGGCACTCTGTGCGTTGATAGTTACAGTAGTGCTCCTGTTTTATCAGTATAGCACATCTTACCAGACTTGTCCACGTAGTAGACATTGCCGCCTGTCCTTACCAGCTCATCCGCCGTCATCGCTCCATTGGCTTTCAGATAATACCAGTTATTCTTCCATTCGATCCAGCCTGTCATCATCCAGCCAGAACCGTCGAAGAAGAACCACACGCCCCCGATCTTCTCCCAGTCATTCCGGGTATATCCGCCGTCTGCATGGCGGTACCACCAGCGACCATCCCTTACCTGGATCCAGTTGTTCTTTTTAAGATATGCGGATACTGCGGATTTTGTTTTTTCTCCCACACACCCGTCTGGGTTTGCTCCGACCAAGCGCTGTACCCTGATAGTCTGTGTCTCTGTGTCCGGGCCGAAATCTCCATCAACATTTACACCGCTGCCGAATGTGTTCAAAGTTTTCTGCCATGCTGTTACCTCTGTCCCTATATCGCCCCTGGACAGCCAGTTTTTGGTATTACCAGATGGAGTATTCCCGGACATTGCACTGCCTGTAATACCGGCTACAATGGCATTTGCCATCTTTTCCGCAGTATATTTTCCGGCATCTTCTGCGCTGTCGCAAAAGCAGCATTCCACCAGGAGCGCTGGGCTGGCCGTATGCCGCAGCACATAAAGACTGGGATTTGTTTTTACTCCTCCTCCCCTTTTTGTGTATCCCAGTTCCCCGATCCGTTCTGCGATCCTCTGGGCATAGGATTCGGCGGCAGACCCCCAGTTATAGATAAATCCCTCCGTTCCATGCGCTTGTCCATTGTAGCAATTGAAATGGATGGCCACATCCAGATCCACAGCATGCGCATTACAGTTCGCTACGATCGCGGCAAGATTGCCGGTCACAGTTCCGGAGCTTTCATCCGTCCAGTCATAGACCGTATGGCCAGCCGCCTGCAGTTTACGGATCACCAGGTCTTTCACCTTTCGGTCCTCTGATGTTTCGGAAAATATACCGGACGCTCCCGGAACCTTGAAGTTATGTCCTGCATGTACATTGATTCTCATAGATTACTCCTTCCCCCGGCAATTTGCGCCGGCACAAAAAGAGAGCGATTTTACTCGCCCTCTGTCCCTTTTTTACCATCTTTATTTATCAGGTTCCGCAGCATCTCATACAACCCTGTACTGGCCAGGCCGGATATCATTCCGCCCAGGATTACCTCTGCATTAATACCGCTCCCCATATTGATGAGTACCGCAATTATAGTTCCCATTGCCAGGGCTGCAAGTGGTATGTACCTGTTCTTGATTGCCGGTATTGCTGTCTTAATCACATACCCCACCAGAAGGCAGATTCCCAAGATCACCGGGTTGATATAGTTTGTTAAAAAGCTTAAATCCATAATTAGTACCTCCTATCGTACAACAAAGTTCTCTCATTTTTTATATGCATCTATATACCTGCATGACACTAAAAATTCTTTATTTCTCTTTTTCCAAATCTTCAATCCTGTGGTTGGCAACCTTCATCTTTTCCTCTAGGATGTAGGTCCTTTCCACGACTGAGTTATGCTTCTCTACCTTTTTTGTAAGCTCTTCAAGCTTATATTCCATCAATGCCCGCGTTTTTTCCTGCTGACTTTTGTTACTTATCAAACATACAATTAAAGTAACTCCCGCAGAGATGCAGGCTGAAATGATTGTTTCCATTCGCATTTCTCCTTACTCATAAATTGCGTACAGGTGTCCGCTCCGAATCTCAAAGGTCGGCGTCTTGCCATCTGCACCCGCCGGTCCCTGTGGGCCTGTTGCTCCTGTCGCACCCTTCTCACCGGTATCTCCTTTCGGCCCCTGTGGACCAGCGGCTCCTGTTGCACCTTGTGGGCCTTGCGGGCCAGTCATACCAGTAGCACCAGACAGGTCGGTAACATAGGTATAAGCTGTTGCACCTTTGACATACAGCTTTGCATTATCGGCATCATTTATGTTACCAGTGTCAATAATCACGAACTGCCCAACCTTCACTCCATCAGATGCATATCCTGCATTCATGTTGGATATACTGGCATAAGTTTTGGCAATAGCAAACGCATCCCCTGCCGGTCCCTGCGGGCCTGTTGCTCCTGTGGGGCCTTTCGGTCCGGTGGCTCCGGTATCTCCTTTCGGCCCCTGTGGACCAGTCGGGCCAGGCTCTCCCTGAGGCCCCCTGGCACCTGTTGCTCCGGTATCTCCTTTTAGTCCCTGGATGCCCTGCGGCCCCTGCGGGCCAACGATACTGCCTAAATCAACTTCTCTTGCCATGTCTCATCTCTCCTTTACTTTTGATATATTGCATATAAATGTCCGTCTCTGATCTCAAATTCAGGTGTTTCCCCTGCCGGCCCCCGGAGTGTATCCAGGGTGGTCAACACGTGCCAGTCATTGCTGTCTGTATAACGCCATTTGATATCAGTACCATCATTTTTGAGTTCGATTTCCCGTTCTTTGACTGGCAGCCTGATTCGGGTGCCAATGGGCTTCCCCTCAGACATAAGCGATAACACCCCATCCTGCAATGTCATGTCATCTGCACGGCTACTCAGCTCGCGAAAGATTTCTTGCATAGGTGTTAGTCCAGTTCCGATGTAATTTTCAGGCTTCGCCCGTTTTTTCACAGGCATTAGGATCGTCCGCAAGGTCTCGCCCTGTTCATCATCACAAACATATATATGTGCAATAATGTTTTTACCGCTCTGAAGCAGGATGTCTGGTATCTCAATGGCAATACTGCCATCTTTCTGCCGGATTCCCCGAACAGTAAAGGCCAGACTGCCGAATTCCTCTGTCAAATGCACCTCTCCCTGGTCAGGGAGCTGCAGGCCGTACACCTGCAGCGTTTGTCCGTAATCCCATTGTGCCAGCCCATAAACAGTTTTATAATACTGCCCATCACTGCAAAATTTTGCTATAATCATTGCCGTCTCCTTCCTGCCCGGAAGATTAACCGGCAAGAATGCTTTTTCTCTCTTCCTGGCTGATCCAGCCCTTTGTGGCTGCCTTTTCTACTACCTCTGCATTTCCGGTCTTTCTATACAGTCTTGTAATCGTCTCAAACATGTCGCATACCTCCTTACGCAATCCCCAAGCTATCAAGTACCAGTTTGTCCACGGTTTCCTCCAGAGCCGATATTCTAGCTTCTGTCTCGTCTGGCCTCCGCAATTCTACAATAATGACAGCGCCTGTAACAGGTACCGAATTTCCTTCCTCGTCCCGTGTGTAATCCACAATAGCCTCCATCTGCTTTTCAATCTTCTGCATTTTTGTGTACCCAGAATAGATTTTAAATACCTCATCGTTGTAATCAATCACCTGGATTTTACTTGTGTTCGCTGCTTTAGACAGCAGCGTCTCATATTCCATGATGTTTTTATCTCCAGGCACTAATCCCAACGTGAGATAATCACCTGTCGCCCGAATCCCATCTGTGATAATCTCTAGTTCCTGCCCATTGTTTATTCTGACCTTACCCATATCTTCACCTTTCCTTTTCTGATTTTATTATTAAAGAGTTTTAATAAATGACCCGTCAATATATAGTTTTAGCTTCCATGTTCCACCTTCCAGGACCCAATCGAGCTGAAGGGCATTTGAACCTGACTTCGTCTTGATGGAGTTATGCGTGTGCGAAGTATCTGATTTGGCTTTCAATTTTTTATCCATCTCACTCTCTGTATAATATCTGTCATCATGAGTATGGGATTTATCTGCTTTATTTCCTAAAGCGATCTGTGCATTTCCTAAAGCGGTCTGTGTATTCCCTAATTCTGCCTGCATATTGCCCGCCGTTCCATCCGCCTTTGTATATGCCACATTACTCGCCGTTGTTTTTGGCTTAACTTCATCCTGAAGATAAGTCAAAAAGTTGGAAAATAACATCTTTTTACCAGCCCCTGAAGACTCTTCCACCAAAAATGCATCTGTATCAACAGGTGTAACCTTATTTTCCAAATCATTCACATGGTTAAATGCAAGATACTTCATGTCCTTCAGCCACTTGGATATCTTTCCAATCAACACTGCTATGGAATTTTCCGTGACCAATACCTCCCTGGATGCCGCATCTGAAAATGCAATAGGGGTAGACGCATCCACTTTACCAGTCGGCCCTTGTGGTCCCTGCGGCCCTGTGTCCCCTGCATCACCTTTATCCCCCTTTGGCCCCTGTGGACCTGTCGGACCGGCTGGACCTGCCGGACCCTGAGGGCCGGTCGCTCCTGTAGCTCCCTTCGGCCCCTGCGGTCCCATCACATTGCCTAAATCAAGTTCGGGCATAATTCTCTACCTCCTTATAAGATCATGACCAGATGGCCATTATCATCTATTTTGTATCCCGGGGCATCTGTGCCAGCGTATACTATATAAAGATGTCCGTCTTCCCGCACCTGGAAGGCATAGACACCTTTACTCTCTACAACTGCAGCATCCCCACCCCGGTCACCTTTATCACCTTTGTCTCCTTTTGGTCCCTGGATACCTTGCGGTCCCTGCGGGCCTGCCGGTCCAGTTGGTCCTATTGGACCTTGCGGCCCCTGCGGGCCATTGAACTCCCCAGCCTGTCTGCGCCGCTCCAAGTCGTCGGCAGTAGCGTTAGCCCGGTTTGCGGCAGCCTCTGCTGCTTGTGCTTGTGTATTGGCAAGCTGTCCGGCATTGTTAGCGTATTTCGTTGCTTCCACCGCATCTTTTACAGCCGCCCCAACCTCACCGACAAGCCTGTTGATGATCTCCTGTGTCCGCTCATCTAACTCTATGGTCAGGTCTTCCTCTGTCATGAGGCGTTTCACAACTCCGGCGGAAAAGCACACATACGTTGCCTTCCCATCCCACACATTCGGGTCTCCCCTCAGTACAACTGCCCATTCCCCTGGCAGCATCTTCTGAGGGTCAAAGTGGTCAAAATCGCCCCGCCTATCCTGTATTGCCATATTGGTTCACCTCCTTACCCTGGTATCCAGCGCACCAGTGACACCCCCGTGGGTGTCGGTGGCGTACTGCCGCCTGGATAACGCAGCACACAGTTCCAGGGATAGTTATAATAACCGCATGTCCATATTTCTGTGCCATCCTGGTCCCCTGTCTGCGGGTTTCCACGGTTTGATGATGCCTGTACCATCCTGCCATTACCAATGCTCATAGCTGTATGGTTCACATGATTAAGGAGCACATCACCGTATATGATGCCACTTCCGGATGCCATATCTACGCTGTTTGTCACGTCCTGGAATCCGCAGGCAATAAACGCGTCATACATATTTCCGGTGTATGATGCCCCCTTATCTTTAACCGGGACACCAGCCTGTTGCCACGCCGATATCAAAAGTGAGGAGCAGTCGTAATCCGGCCCCCAGCGATTGTCCTGTGAATATCCGTGGGAATTATCATTCGCGATTGCGACCGCCCACTCCACAGCATTTTTGATAACCGTCGAGCTTCCGTAAGTCAGGTTTTCAAACCAGTACCGTGCATTCTGCCTTCTTTCCTCTAGTGCCAGCACTCCCGGTCTTTCATAGTTCCGCATGAACGCTTCCGCCAGGTATTCCGGACTCTCTGCAGATCTTGTAAACGCAGAAAACGAGAAATTAAAAGAGGAAGTGGCGATCCATTGCTGGTTGTTTGCCACTTCCCACAAAATACATTCCAACTGCCCATTAAAATATGCCGTTGTATTGCCGTAATTGTTACCCCAGGGATATCCCCTGGCATCCGCCCATGATGTGTAACCCGTTGCCGGTGTCCACTGCACCAGGCCATATCCACCTGACATATTGCCGTAAATAAGGGATTCCCATAATCCAGGGTTGAGTGTGGACTCGCGCTGCATATTTCCGAGTATTCCCGCAATAGCATTCCTGGTCCAGCCCTTATTGATGAGATAATCAGCGATATACTGTGCATTATCTGTCATTTGCGATTGAGACAGATACGCATTGCTTATTATAAGTGCCATATGTCTGTCTCCTTTTTAAAAAGTGGCTCCACTGGCGGTCCTTCCACCAACAAGTATCCCGCCATTAAACTGCAGCCAGCTCCCGTCGGAAAACTCAGCCTTCCCTGTTTTCCCAGCTTTGAATTTCCCTGCCAGGCCGTCTTTATCTGCCAATAACGGATATGAGTTATTGCCGCTGTCATCTGTGCAAACAAAAGAAAACTTTGATGCAGATCCAAAGGACTGGATTGCGATTCCTCCACCAGATACAGCTGTCATGATTGCTGATAACTTACCCGCATTGTAAAATTCAACCCTCTTGTTATTGATTTTGATGCCTGTCCCATCTACTAAATTACTAAAGACCCCTTCTGCGTGCACACCATCCTTATTCCAGGTACCGATAACCTTACCTGACGCATTCAGTATGCGCAGCACACCGTTTACATTGTTTTCCCCGCCTAATGTAAGGGTACCACCCCTCGCCCAGTCGAAACGGATACCAATAGCGGACAGGACATTGACCACAGCATTTCCCTGGCTGTCCATACCGGCATTCCAGGTCTTTCCTCCATCCGTAGACACGGCAAAGGCGTTCGCTGTCATCTTCCAAATGGTGTCTGATTCCTTCAGCGTTGGTTTATTGTGCATATAAAAAATGGTGCTGCCATCCTCCAGCTTTTCCTCTGTCTTATATACGCCAAAAGACTGGGTGATCAAACTGGTCAGGGCTTGCACCGCTTTGTTATACTCATTTATCTGTACTTTAGTATTTTTCTTTGCCTTTACAAAGGCTTGTGTAGCATCTGTAAACCTGGATGCACTGTTACGGGCCGGTGTTTTTGCGTCACAGGACACCGACTGATAATTACCTATCTGGTAGGTGGTATTTGTAATATAGCACTGATAGGTGTTCTGCTTATAGTCTGTCACGATAGCTGGGTCTCCTGCCTCTATGGCAGGGTCTGACAGGCAAGAGATAGACACTGGGCGGAATTTCATCCCTATCAGGCAGCCGCCTAAATAATCAGCGACCGTCTTACCGCTACCTTTGCGAATAAAATCATTATCCTTTATCTCCAGCACATAACCTTCCACACCTGTCATATAAGATGCTGGGGCATCCTGCACAGTGGTGTCCTGCGCCTCAGTCACCTTGATCCCGGTTATCACCACATCATCTGTGGCAACGTTTATGCTGTTTAATGCATATAAATGGTGGTATTCCTGCAAGCTGTCAAACGTTCCCCCATCCAGGCTGTCTCCGTCTGTCCAAGGCATGAAACTGCCGCCATCTGCACTGTCACCAGTCTGATAGGATGGGGTCCCATCGTCAAACACACCGCCATCCATGCCATTATGACGCCCAAATACGGCAGTGTCATACCATCCTGACGTCAACCGGCCATATGCGTCACACTTCCAGTAACGGCAGGCTATCTGCCCCACCCATGTCAGCACCTGCCTGAAGGTCAGTGCTTCATCGGCAGGCCGTTCCTTTACCGTAAAATTGCGGTTCGGGAAATCCGCGGATGCCTGTTCCACGCCACAAACACTGCAGGCATCGTCTACGATCTGCCCCAGTGTAGCAGGATATTTTAAATGGCTGTCCGTATATGGCCGGTCAAATTTCGCTATGTTGTCATAAGCTGTGACAGAGATGACCGCACCCGTGAATTTCCCCGGCTCTGCAGTGTATATGCCCTTTGGTATCCATTCAATCCTGTCACCAGGGAGCTGCAGGCCAACCTTTACATTCAGTTCTGCACCTTCAAAGTCATATGCGTTAAATTGTCCATCAGTATTATCAATACGGATATCACACTCCCCGACAGCAGCACACCCGATGTCAAAACTGTCAGAGCCGGATGTCGCATGTTTAATTGTCAGGCCATCCGCCATCAGCTCCCGGCGGCTAAGGCTCTTTTTCGAGCCATCCGGAAATGTCAGCGCTACCTCTGCCAGAAACGTTCTGTCCCGCACCAAGGCACGCCTGTATGCCATACTTGTCTTTACCATTCCATCACCTCTGTATAATATCCACAGTCACACTGCGGTACCAGAAGACGCCGTCTCCCAGCCGCCCTATCTGCTCTTTTGACAGCGTGCCCCGGTAACATTCAATTGTTATGTTGATTCCATCATCCCGGAAGGTGAAGGGAAAGAATCCGGCCACCAAAGTCCGTTTTATAAGAGCCACATCAGATTCTGGCAACACACCCCATTTTATGGAGACCGTCTTTTTCTCTGCGACCGCATCCCCCACCATTGTTCCATCCATCGTCCTTCCCGTGTCAGAAGTCCAGATAATCTCATCATTAATAGAAATGGAAACGGGTGCCGGCAACACCACGCCTGCTGATTTTAAAATATTAGCCAACTATATCACCTCCACGGGATTCAGCCTGTAATTCCTGTTCTTCCGGGCATTATCCAAGGCTGTAGCCAACATTTCGCCGTCCACAAAAAATCCCATCTTGCCCAATGCCGCCACAATCCGCATGACCGCATTGTTGATAATAGATTCCAAGTCTGCTTTCGTCAGGCCACTGCCGGATGCCATCCTGACCGCCTCATTGACCATAGCCTGCAGTTTATCTTCGGGGGCCACGATTTCACCGTAATGGCGGTTATCGCCTATCATAGCAAGCTGCGGGGTGTTAGCTTTCACAAAACCGCCTTGTGCCAGCTTGGGGATTTTTGGAATGTTAATGCCTTTTCCCCCTAGTCCAGGTACCCAGCTTGGAACTTTGATTTTATTCAAGCCGCCTATCAGCTTATTTAGTAAATCTATAACTGCGTTTATTGGTTTTTTAGCTATTGCAGCGAAAGTTTCCCATACGCCTTTAAATATATTTTTAATCCCATTCCAGGCTTTTTCCCAATCACCTGAGAACACTCCTGTTATAAAATCAATAACGCCACCTAATATATCAAACAAACCATTAAAGACATCTGAAATTGTTTCCAGCATATTCAGGAATTTGTTTCCAATACCTTCAATCACAGGTGCTAGAACAGGCATAACATGCTCTGCTATCCAGTTCACCACCGGCTGCAATACATTTTCCCAAACCACCTTTATCAAATCAGCCAATTTTCCAAATAGCCCTATTGCCTTGTCCAGCATGGGCTGTACAGATGTTTCCCACACATTTTGGAATTTATCTGATAGCTTATCTAAAACGGGAGCGATATACTCGTTATATCCATCAAGCAGCGTACCGACTATCTCTGAGATTCCATCCGCAATGCTTTGAAACATAGGTTTAATATGCTCATCATACATTTTGGCCATTTTCTCAAAGGTATTTTTTACGCCCTGGTGCAGTGTGCCAAGACTTTCAGCAATTGGCGCCAATGTATTGTCAATAGCTTCTTTGATCTTGTCTTTATTGTCAACAATAGGCTGGACAACCGTGTTGAGGATATCACGAGAAAACTGTTCAGCAATGTCAATAACTCCAAGGAACCCATCACTGAAGATCCCTATCAAACTTGAAGTGATGCTTTTCGCATTGTCACCACTAAAAACTGAAAATATATCGGCAAGCGCAACGATCAAATCCCCTGCCAGATCTGATATCTCACTTCTCACATTAAAAATAGATATCAGTCTGGATTTAATATAATCTTTGCTCCCTTTCAAATAGCCGTCTATACCGCCTATCAGGTTATCAGCGATAGTGACACCCATACTCGCCATACTCCCGGCAGCTCTTCCGGCATTAAATACCATAGTGTTAAAAAGATTTTCAGCTGCGCTTACAACCTCTCGGTCGGTGAATATATCTTTGAAAGACTGACCTATACCTTTAATGCTTTGCTTTATAGACTCTATTTTTTGTTGGCTGTTTCCGAACCCAATGACAAAACCTTTTTTACAAAGCGAAGCCAACTCGTGACATTTTGAGACCAGGCCATCCATCTTTTGATTCGTTTGATCAATTACGGTATCTCCTTCAGCCAAAGAGCCAAAGTCCATGCTGCCAACTCCTGCGCCGCCTCCGGTGCCACTGGCATTCTTATCCTGCAGTTTATTGATCTTGTCAAAGCCCATCAGGCTTCTGGATGCCTTCTCCGCTGCCTTTCCTATACCCTCTGTAGAATCTGTCAGGGAATCTGCTGCGCCTGCAGCCGCCGACAAGTCAGACGCCGTATCCTTAAAACCGGAACCACTTTCTGCTTTCTTTCCTGTCAGCATTTCCGTGAAGGACTTAAATGCCGATGCAACGGTCATTAATTTCGCCAGCAGCTGATTCAGCACTTTAAGGACAGGGGTCAGCATATTTATCAGCCCTTGCCCCAAAGTTGCCTTTAGGCTATCAAACTGAAGCTTCAAGACCCTGACCTGGTTAGCCCATGAATCTGACGTCCGTACAAAATCCCCGGTTGCCGCCGACAACTGGTCCTGCACAAACTGGTACCGCAGGGCTACTTTTTCCGACTCGCTCATGGCCTGGGTGGTCTTACCCCAACCGTTTGCCATTGCATAGGCATCTAGGGCATTTTGGGTCATTACAACGCCTAAATCCTTTAAGGTCTCAGTCTCACCTGTAAATACGGATTTAAGTTTTGTATACGCTTCATCCTGGCTGATATTGTAAAAGGACGCCACGTCCCCAGCCAGACCCGTCAGAGTCGTGCTCATGTCATAGGCCTGCTTCTCGGAAAATCCGAAAGCCTTGGCCATAGCCCCGAATGTACCGGTAAACCTTTTTGCCATTGTTTCGGATAGGCCGAAGCTTGCTGCCGCATTCTTGGCGAAAGAATCTACCTGCGCTGACATAGACGGGAAAGTGACGTCAACGACATTTTGGACTTCGGCCAGGTCTGAGCCAAGCTCAATACATGACTTACCAAAATCCACAAGTTTTTTGACTGCGAAGGCAGACGCAAGGGCTACACCTGCCTTTTTTGCCAGGTTTGTGATGCCTGACATCTGTTTTTTAAATTGATTCTGATTTACAACCAGGTCAAGACCAATCTGGCCTACACTCTGTGCCACATATACCACCTGCCTCTTTTAGAGGACATCGGCACATGGGCACTACTTGTCCTGATTAATCTTTATCTCAAATTCTTTTTTACAGTGCCTTGCCTGGCACTTAAAAAATACGCCCCGGCATATTGCATCCGGAATGTACTGTACTTTCTGCTCATGCCCACAATAAGGGCATTTCACTTTCATTTTTTCAATTATTCACACCTCCCGCTGCATAAATAAGAGCCTGCTTCATGGATTCCAGAAATCCCTCCATATTCTCTTGAGACATTGCTTTTGCCCTGCGCGTCCGCCATTCCATTCTGATGCGCTTCTGCTCCGGGCTAAAATACTCCAAAATTTCCGGGTCATCTTCGGCTCTGATAGACACAATCCGGCCAAGGGGCGTGTCAGGCCCCAGACCAGACAGCATGTCTTTAAATTCATCCCATTTCATGGTTTTCAGGTCCTTAGAAATACGAATCCCGTACTGCGTCTGAAAAGATGATATGATAAGTCCAAAATCATCTATCAAGTCGTAGTACGGGTCATCACTCTCCCGATTCTTCCTCGCCGGTGATCAGGCCGATGGCCGAAAAGACCAACGTCTGGAAGTCCAAAAACTGCAGTTTCATCTTGTCAATTTTTTTGCGGTCCGCATCACTGAAGATCAGCTCATACATTTTTACTACATCACTGGGCTGCACGTTGTCACCATCTCCCAGGATTCCCATAATCTTCAGGACAGTGGTAGCGTCTGCATTTACTTCCAGCTCTTTACCTTTTACAACCAGTTTAGGATTCTCGTCAAAAGCCAGTTTGTCTGTAATGTCAATAATCTTTGCCATTATGCGTCACCTCCTGATGGTAATGTTATCGTTGGTTTTCCATTGCTCATCACATCAAATTCAAGTGGGCCAACCTCAGTGGATTTACCTGCCCCCGTATTCGTGATGTTATAAACTGCAGCATCCCAGGAGATAATCGTCCCATCCGGGAATGTCCAGCCGAAATAGCCTTCTGCGTCCCGCCCATTCTTAAAAGTCTTATTAAATACATAGTCATTTCCAGTATCCCCGATATTTCTTTTCCCGGATACAGAAATGGTGATGCTCTTCGCTGTTGCCAGCCTGCGTGCCCATCCTTCCGTATCGAAGGGGTACCATTCTTCTACGCCATTGTCAAATTTGACGCCAAATGTTTCCATATCCGCAATAGAGGTTGCCCCTTCTTTGGCATCCCCTACCTGGAACTGGTTTTTATAACAAGGATATACTCCTGTCTTTCCTGCCATTTTTCTACCTACCTTTCGTAATGCAGTGTCAGCCAGATCACACGCTCATACACGCCGTTGTCATCCGTTCCCACGTCAATGGCTTCCGGCGCATCCAACTGCAGATAATTCATGTGCTTTCCGGCAATTTCCAAATCTGTTACATGTAAAAGCTTGTCATACAGGGTCTGTGCTGCCTCCTCTGTCTCATTGGCATATTTATCCCAATGGATTAAGATAGATACAGCTTTACTGGCCGTCTTTGTGTTGTCCAGGCCTCCCAGGGCTATATTTGCGCCGCCAGAAATCTGACGCTGATAGACACCTATAGACCGCTCTTTTTTATTTTCCAGTTTGCCTATATAAAAGTGGTCTCCCACTCCCAGCGTCTTGATCCAGTCCTTGATATCTGCCAATTCCATACTCACACCCCCGTAATCCTTTTATATATCTGCTTATATGCCTTCTGGCAGTCCTCGTCCTTACTTCCGCCAGGCAACCAGTCTTCGAACCATTCACCACGTGCATGAGGGTTTTCTTTCGTTTGGAAATTATACTCTGGGTGGTAATACAGACGCCTGGCATAGGGTTGTGTAGACACAATGGAGACTTTCCCGGACTTACTTTCCGAATAATCGGCAAAAGTGCTGTCATTCTGGAGCGTACCTTTGTCAAACGGCATCACCTGAGCCTGTACCACCTCTGTATGCAGGTACTCCGCCGTTTGCTCAAGGGCTGTTACCTGTGCGTCTGTAAGAGCCTGTATGCGGCCCCAGTCCATTTTTATGATGGAATTAACATTAATCATACGATATCCAACCTCGTGTAGTTTACGCTGCCATCCGGGTTCCTGGCTTTCATCCCCTGGAGGATGTTCCGGGTCTCCCCGAATACTGTGACTGTACCGCCGGAAATAACGGCTACCCCCGGTGCGATATCCCCCCGAAAGAGAGCCGTCCCGGAAAGCTGTATATATTTCTGTTCTTTATCAATGACAGTCTTCGCACTGTCCTGATAATTGCAGCGCAGGTCTCCCTCAAAAGCCACCTCTGGACCGCCATTCTCGTTTATCCCTTCGCTGTAAATGATTACATGGATGTCTGTCGTACAGGCCCATTCGGGCACCAAACATGGATACATATGTTTCACCTCAACATTCTGCAGCATAGCCCTGTCTGGCAGAGCTGCTCATAGACATCACGCCGCATGGGGATACCCTTGTTCGTGGTCACATTCCAGCTCTCTCCAAACTGCATGGACACGCCATTGATACTGTATCCCTGCAGGATCATGTCAAAGATTTCCCGGTTCTGATACTCAAAATCTGCCTGCTGACAGCACACTTCCTGCACAATCTCCTGCTGAAATGGTGTCAAACTGGAAAATCCCCGGCCTACAATACGATTGTAGGTCAGGGAATCAATATGCCTGCTGGCCTGTCTTAAATACCGTTCCCGGTCAGCATCCGACAGCAGGCTGCCATTATAGATATCTGTGTAATACGCGGCGTCTGCATAAGGTTTATACATATCACTCACCGGCTTTCTTGCCTGTTGGTTTCTTTTCAGCCTTCAGAGTTTCAAGCTCCTTCTGCAGGTTAGATTTCTCTTCCTGCAGATTTGCGCATAACTTCTGCAGGCGCTCCACTTCTCTTACAGCCTGCATATGTTCATCGTACGGCACGGTTTTTCCCCTGCCGTAGGCGATTATTTCACCACTGTCACCCTTAATGTCAAACCCGGAATCCTGGTAGAATTTCTGCTGTGTGTCATCAATGGTATATTCCTTATTTCCCTTAATTGCTAACATTTCTTGCCTCCTTATGAATGGGGCGTGATATTCATTGCACAGCCCTGAATTTTTTTCTCTAAAAGGAAAAGGTCCCCATACTTACGGTTCTGATATAAGTATCCATCTGCGGTCCTACTGTCAGTTCCCGGCGTAAACAGCTTGATATAGCTGTACTTATCGCGGCATACTGTACAGGTGGGGTGAATCAAGATCCAGTTGATTTGATCTGCATCAGCAGTGGCTACACATCCATCGGTAAAGTTGTATTTGCTTTTCAGTCTGGCTGCTGGAACCATCTTAATAGTCACATCGTCCAAGCTGTGCACTTTCCTATTGATAGATGATGGAGCATTCACTGTGATAGACCTCTGGATTCCTTCTGCTTCTTTCACGATTTTATTCATTGTGGGTGTAACATACAGGATTCTGCCTTCTTCCGGCACAGATGCTTCGTCCATGATCGCCATTTCTTCATCAAAAGCCTCAAGGAAATTTGCTGCTGATACCACTGTAGACTTATCAATACGACCAGAATGAGCCGTAAGTTCTGCATGGAGCTTTGAAAATCGGTAACAATCTGTCTCGGGAATGGCCTGCTCTGTCTCAAAAGTGTTCTGAATATTTGCCACGGACAGAGTAAGGTTCGTTTCATCAATGTCCATCGGGTCTACCCAGAACTCCACATCTCTGTCATGCTCCAGTTTCTTAGCCTCCCAGTCATTGCTGAGTGTCCCAGCGTTAAATCCCGGCGTCCTGGTATGATCCTTATATCCTGATACCGTCATCCTCGGGAGCTTGATAGTCTGTGCATTGATAAATTTGATTTCAGGATGGCTGTTTGACAGCGCATCGGAACACAACTCCTTACTGTATTTCTGCTGCAGGAGCTGCGTGAATGTTGTAGCATAATCATATACTGCCATATATTATTTCCTCTCTTTCTTAAAGTCCAAACGCTTTCTTTAGAGCGTCGTTATTTGTTGGCTGTTGACCCGCCTGGCCGGAAGCCCCTACCTGTACAAAGCCTGTCTGACCTGCTGGTGCAGGTTTTAATGCCGGGATGTCTTCAAGCACTTTGTTTAGTGCATTTTTAAGTGTCTCTTCGTTGATTTTCCCATCCTGTCCCATTGCCTGGCTTAAATCAGCCATTTTAAGGACATATGGGATAGTCTTTGCGTCAATCCCCAGACCAACCGCTGCCATAGTGGCCGCTGCCTGTACCTGCGCCTGCTGTGCTGCCGCCTGGGCCTGCGCTGCCTGTGTCTGCAATGCATTTACATCCGGCTGCTGGGACGCTTTCTGAGCTTTAAATGCTGCAATAGCCTGTTTCATTTCATCTTCTGACAAGCCCTGCTGTTTGAAATATGCTTTCAGGGCGGTGTCCTCTTTCGCCGCCAGCGTACCTTCCAGCATTGTCTGGATTTTATTGTAATCAATCTGTGGCGCTGCGGGTGGCTGCGTTCCTGCCTGCTGTCCATCTCCTGTGCCTCCTGCTCCTGCGCCGCCCCCGTCTCCTGCTCCAGGCTCTGCGAAAAACTGTAAATCCATAGGCAACAAACATCTAAATTTCTTAAACATGTAATTTCTCCTTTCCATTTTGAGAGTGTCGCTCTATAAAATCCATTGTCATCGGTGTCACCGGCCACGCACCTTTTTAAGCCATATCGTGTTTGGGCACAAAAATAAGACGCGTCACCCAGCGTCTCAAAGGGAGATAATCGGATCACCTCCTCCGTTGCGCCGGCGCAAATCTAAAAAAGAGCACAAAAATACCACCTGCCGTTTCTGACTGGTGGTATTTACTGCTGCGCTTCTTTTAATATTCTGTTAATTTCATCCTCTGTTGGTAACGGATGGTCCAAATTATATGCCTCAATCTCATCATCTGGAAGTTTTCTTGGACATGGCGGCATAGATAATCTGTCCAAATAAGCCTCATATGCTTCTTTTTCTTCCCTCATCATGACTGTATCACCTCCAAAATAACTTTATTCTTCTGTCTTGATAATACCCTTAATTTGCAATCTTTGTCAAGCAAAAGTTCTCTCTGTATTGGGAATTTGCTAAGCGGTTCTATATAACCACTACGCGAACTTTTTGGAACAAAAAATACCAGTTTAAAGTCTTTGTTTAGCGCAGCCTTTTCAATAATAGATGTACTTATAAACTGTGAATCTGTAAATATTTCTCCTATCTTATATTTTTCATATGGGTCAAAATCCATAGAACGATAGCAAACCACATCATGATTTAATCTGTTCTTTTGAAGCGCACCCGATATTGTATCTGCATATTCTCTTAACTTCTTATCCTCAGCGATATCTCCCCGAAGCATAGCATTAAGACGCTCAAAAAAGCGATTTGGCTTTTTATCACCTGAATTGTATGTGTATTTTCGGATTGCATGTTTTTCTTTTTCAGTAAGCTGTCTAATCCATTCGTCAGATTCTTTGCGCAGTACATCCACAACCTTTTCCTGTGGTACTGCCCGGAAATCTGCCAATGGCCGCTTTTTATCAGCATAACCACGACTATCCTGGTTACCTGTCCTGAATCTAACATTTCTCCATTGCTCCGCTTTCTGCTGATACTGTTCCTGATTCTCCGGATCCAGTGAAAACCTTGCCAGCCTCCCATACTTCTCGGCTTGCCTTACAGCATATTGTTGTTTAGCCTCCTGTTTACTCTGCTCCTTAATCTCTGCCAGCTCCCGCTTACTGAATTTATCATCCGGCGGTGTACTGATACCCGGGAAATAAGTTGTATGACCATCTTTACATCTGGGATGATATAACCCCGCTGATATGGCAGAGCTCATAAGTGGATAGTTGCCATCTGACTTGCTCCCGCCGCTCCATACATCATCAATCAGCACCTTGCCCACAAAGGGTAGACACTTAGGACATGGATTTCCGCGTTTATTCATAATCACCAGGTGTACCCCCCACTCCTGCCGTTTCTGGCCCTCTCCCTGCAGGTATGCCCGCTTGCTGGCCGTCCTGATTGCCATATCAGCATAATCAGACAATGTGTGCCTGGCTCCATTGGCATACTCAACGCAATTTAACCCGGAAGACAGCATGTCCTTTGTGGCCATATCCACGGCTTTCTCGTATGTCCCAGCTCCGGTATTGGCGTAGACCTGCGCATTATAGATAATCTTACGATACTGGTCATTTGCCATACGCAAGACTGCCGTTTCGGCTTTCTGCATATCATCCGTGGTGGCTTTTATAAGGGCATCCAGTTTCCGGTCATTGATTTTAAAGAACTCAGCCGTTGCTCCCTTACTGATTTTCTTAGCGGGCAGACCTTTCTTTATAGCCCTCAATATTGCTTTCTCCTGATCCATACCACCCTGCTTATGCGCTGCATAGATCAGAGACTCAATCTCTCTGTTGATGTCCTTAAACTGCCCTTTAAATCGCTTCTGGTTGTTCTTCTTGTACTGTTCCAGGGATTTGAGCTGCAGAGCTTGCCACTGCTCCCAATGCATCCCTTCCGCGTCTTCCCAGGCCCGGTGATGCTTCATATTGCGGACCATTGAGGCCATTAGTTCCTCCTCAATCGCCTGGAAGGCTTTACCGATGTCATATTCATCGTTAATCTTTCTTGCCATTGGCCATCACCTTAAATCCCTGCGCCCTAAACTGCCTTGTCAACGCCTTAAGTTGTGTGGTGCTCTTACAGTGATCATGTCTAAGCTCCGCATAATCAGATTTTTCCAGGGCGTATATCCCCATTGGCACCTGTTCCTTTGCCACCTCCAGCAGCCCCTGGTACTCCTTCCGGGACATTCGGTATATTCTGGGTCCGATTTTCACCTTCATTCACGTTCACCCCTTCCAGATTAAGTGCTGGCTCTTCTACGTCAGAAATTCCTTGTTCCGCTTTCAGCCGGGCTATTTCCTCTTGCTTGCAATGCTCGTCCAGTGTATCTCCGTAGAGTTCTTCCACACAGCGTTCAATGCTCATGATTCCCTGTGTTTTTGCCTTCCCTATAGTCTCCACCTGACTCTCAAACGACGGATTCGCGTACTCTCCAAATGGGATGTTTACCTTGACATCCTCAATCGGTTCTTTCATCAACACATGATAGGCATTGATGCAGGTTGCCACCACATCAGGCAATGTTTCCTGTAGTGCTTCCACAATAGCGTTCCTGGTGTACAGAGTGGCTTTCTCCTTTTCCCGCTGCGCTTCCGCATTGTCCAGCTTTTTTACGTCAATACCCAGTGTACTGGGGCTGATAATCCCCTGTAGGCAGAGATCCAGAGCTGTGACATAGCTTGCAAGATAACTCTCATGGGGGATGATTGGCTGATCTGTATTGATCACATTTTGCTGTTTGTCACGCATATCTCCGTCAGCGGCAAAATACCGGTTGTCAAACATATTCGGCTTGATGAGCCTTCCTGTCTCCGGATCGTGGGGCACCAGACATTCCGGGATATAAGTTTTCGCCCTGCCGGCTCTGAGCGCATCCATCCACTGTGACCATGCCTCGTCAAATGCATCAAAGCTGTCCAGTTTTCCATCAAAAATAGAGCCTCCCCGGCCTTCATATTTCGCTGATTCATAGATTTGCAGGGGCACTGCTAGAATGATATTCTCGTCAAACTTCCAGTCCGTCAGGTTGGCTGTAGCCTGGATTGACTTGATATCAACCAGCTTATCATGCAGGTACAACTCATTGATGATGTATCCGTATCCATAGCGCTCATTGAGGACATACATCCTGCCTTGGTCCTTGTAAGGAGTTTTAAATATCACCTCACTTATCCTGCCCCGGCGTCTAACTATCTCTATCTGTTCTCCCGGATACCATTCCAAGATAGGATACTCACTTACCTGTGTGTCTATCGTGACTTTAAAAGCCCCGTCCCCGATGTACAGCACTTCTTTCAGGGCCTTTTCCATTTTCTTTGTAAATTTATTGTCCTCTTCTATTTCCTTCCAGAGCTGTTCCTGCTTGGCGTCCCCGAACTCAAAATCATTCATATCCGCCAGCACAACCGAGGATAGTATACGCACGATCAGTCCCGGCAATCCGGTATGGATTTTACGCATTTCCATTCCAGGGCTACATTTACAGGCCCAAAACTTAAACTTATCCGCATACTCTGGATTTTGCTGGTACATCTGTTCCAGCTCATTGCTATCACCTCTGTACCAGATACGGTTACGGATGGCATGTGCTTCAAAATCAAGCACCTCGTTAATCTGAATACTGTACGGGTTTGCAGGAACTACATTCAACCAGCTTCTGACACTCCGCTTAATGCTTTCATTCAATTTTTGTGTCCACCTCATTTCTTTGCCTCCTATTGTTATTTCTTGATAAAACTCCTATAATCTAAGTACAGGCCTGCACGCCGAGTACAAAGGAAAGGAGAAAATCATATGCGAAGATATACAATGCCTTTTAATGGCAATCGCTATGTCTTAAATAGAGCCACCGGCGAAATTCATGATTTGGACAATGAAATGCCCAATTGTCAGATTGATGAAATCAAACCTGAAAACATAATAAACTGCGCTAGTTATGAAGATGCCGCGCTAAGAGCGGCCTTTTTGTCAGTCAGGGGCGCAAATGGTTGTTATTACTGCAACCCATCTAAAGACAATGGATAATTGCCGGATTCAGCTACAGACCTCAATGTTTGTAGCTGTTCTTCTGATAACTCTGTTGCCAAAAACTCCGTAATATCGTCTGCATTCTTTTTATCATTCAATATGTCGCAAATCAGAGTTGAATACTCCCTTACTCCTGTAACTGATTTAAGTGCTTCAAATCTTGTCATCTTTCTGCCTCCTCGAATCCAATCATGTCTCTGTACGGAATCCATGCATACTGGTTAGCATTGATCGTATGGTCGTTCCGGTCCTCAGGCACATCTTTCTCATCATCCCACGAATACCGCTCCAATTCGCTCAGGTGCTCTGTACAGGTATCTACGACATAATAGCTGCCCTGCTGTATCCACCCCAATTGCAGATTGATACGGTCAATGATCACAACGCTTTTGTAGCTGTCCACAAAATTATAAAGGCATCCATACAGACGCTTAAATTTGTGTAACTCAGTGATAGTTGCCTGATCCGCACAATCCACAAATACATTTCGTGCTAACCCCCATTCGTCCTTGCACTGGTTTAGGAAACCAATAAACCGGATAGCTGTATCACTGGGAGCCAGCGGCACATCCAGGTCAGCATTGTTGTATGTCTTCTCGGCAAGGGTATATAGTATTCTGTCCTCCGTAATGCCCTGGAATATCATAGCGATAGTGTCCGGGGATTTGCTGGAGTAGGATGTATCCAGCCCTGCCGTAAACTTCCTGAATTTTATCTTTCCTGCCTTGATCTGCTGTTTTAGCCATGCAACAGTAACTACATGCTTCTTGCGGTCGAAGTTCGGGAATATCAGACCAGTCGCCTTACCACGCAGACCCTGGATTTTGTTCTTCCAGATTTTGGTGCCCTTCGGTGTATTGGCCATAATCCTGTCCAGCATTGTTTTTGGTAACCCTGCGTTATCAGCAAAAGAAAAGAACCAATGTACCCAACCGGGTTTTGGTTCTTCTTTTAGATCGTCTTTAATTTCCTGTGGGGTATCATCCCCCCACTCAGGGAGCGGCCTGGAACAGTTGATATACTCCTTGTACACATCCAGTCCGGGGTCATCCGGATTAAGTGTTGCCATCAGATAATCAGACCTCATGGCAGCCTCACGGACAAACTCAATATCCGCCGTGTTAATCTCATCAATGTACAAACAGCCGTACTGTCCGCCCAGAGCATCTTTCCACTTGCTCTTGTTGCCGTAACCAACGACAAATACTATTTTGTCTCCAGCAGACGTGTGAAACAGGAGATGCGGCATCTTATACTCACCGGATCCGTTGCCCTTGTATTCCACCAATACCCCGAAATCATCCAGGATTCCAAGGTCTTTCTGGATAATATTCTTCTCGGCTGCTCCTGTATCGTCTGCTGCAAGGATATGGAGTTTTTTAGGCGATTCCGCCACTTTCAGCATAAATTTAAACAATCCTACTGTAGTTTTGCCCGCAGCCGTTGTGCCCTCCAGGAACTCCACAGGGGCGTTACATTTCAGGAATGCCTTATACTTCTCTGATAATACCAGTCTTTCATCACTCATTATCCATCACCACGCATCTGCTGGATCAGGTCGTCCAGCTTTGTCTTCTCGGTATCCAGACTTCCGGAGATGTTGGTATCCTGCTTTGTGGTATAGCCGTATTTGCTCATCCACAAGCCGGCCAACTGAGACGGAATCATCTGTAGCTCAAATTTCTTGCGGGCATCTACTTCGCATTCCTCCCTCATGCGCGTGACGATGTCAGTATATTTTTTCTTCTCTGCATAATTGCTGTAGAACTGTTGTCGTGAAATCCCTGCAAACACGCAGAATCCCTCAATCGTGTATGTCACGCTTCTCCGCAGCTCCTTACTGACAAACTCGCTGTTCTTTGAAGAGAAGTCATGGGTAAGAACCATCTGATTGTCACAATCCTCTTTGTACATTTCCCATTTCTCTTGCAGTTCTTCTGGGCTGCTAAACCGTAATTTTCTTCCCATGATTTCACCTCACTTTCTGCACGCAAAAACACCCAGCCAGCATATTGCCAACCAGGTGTTTCTCATCATTATCCCAGACCTGGGATATGCGGTTTTATTGGGCAACCGCCAACACAGATCGACCATCACCGGATAGGGCCGGTTTGGATTTGTCCCATACTTGACGCCACGCCTGTTTTCTGGCCATATGGCAATGATACAGACGTCTTGCCATAATCAGCCACCGAGCTATGACACCCGGCAGCCGTAACAAACGGAGGATATTTTTTATATACTTCTATGCTTCATAGTATAAGTCAATCCCCACAGAATGTCAAGTATTTTATAACAAATATATCAACTAGAACACATTATTGAAATATACTTTGCAAATTTGCTCGCATTCCCACATGGAAAGCTTGACCACTGCCGCCGTCTCCGCAATATCAAAGCAGTGTATGTACCTGTAAGACAGTACGGCTTTTATGTATCCATCAGGTATTGACTTGATATGATCGCAGGCTCTTTCAATCAGCTTCCGGTTTTCTTTCCGCAACGCTGATATCATCCGTTCTAAGTCTACTTTCTCTTCCACTGTAGCCATCCCAGATTGAGTTTCTCCCATCCCGTGTGGCATTCCATCAGATTGTATAGCGGAGATACCATATGAGCTGCATAAATCCTCGTATTTGGCCTTTAGTTGTACAAGCTTACGATTATTTATGCCTATCTGCTTCAGCTCTCGTTCAGTCATATATTGGATTCACCTCCCACTATCTTGCTTGTATCGTGCATAAAATCAAAAAACTGTTTGACACAATCGTCGCACAGATCATAGCTACAGCAGCGATTATGCTCTCCCATTACAATTATCTTTCCGAAGGATTCGTCGCCGCCGCAATTGCCTCCTCTAAGTCTTAATTGATTACAGTCAAAATAATTACCGCATCTATCACACTTCATTGCATCCATTGGCATCACCTCCCATACCAGTACCGTTTCCCGCTCTTCCGGTCCTCTAGCTCTACACTTTTAATCCTCAATCCCACCATCCCCGCAACCAGCTTGAGTGTATGTACCACGTCCATAATATGTCTGGGCAGCTTGTCCGCCTCATGGATCGCCTTGCTGGCTGTCGGGTCTGGATAGCCTTCACCGTTTTTCATTGTTCGTCCTCCTAATCACTTGATAAAAACCAGCCACCTTGTTTTTCCTCTCCGGTCTCCCAGTAATGGCTTCTTTTCAAAGACCTTTAAAACCTCTAATAGTCTAATCTGATCTTCATTCCATTTGAAAATCAGTAACCCATCAGGTTCTAATACCCTTATACACTCGTTAAATCCTTCTTTCAAATATTCTGGCCAATCTGCCGGAAGGATTCCGTATTTATTGGCCAACCAACTACCCGTCCCAGCATGAATTAAATGCGGAGGGTCAAATACAACAACTTTGAAAGTATTGTCTTCGTAGGGCATATTTCTAAAATCCATTCGTACATCAGGTTTTATCAGCAGAGTACGTCCATCACATAAAGTTGTTTCCAACTCCCGATTATCTGCAAAAATCACATCCGGATTCTGTCTATCAAAATAAAACATTCGGCTGCCACAGCAGGCATCTAATACTCTTTTCATTTTTCTTTCTCCTTTAACTTTTTTGCTTTAACCACCTGCGTCTTATGCTGTCTATGCCAGCGCCGCCGCCAGTCATCTAAGTAGCGTTGGAGGTATGTGATCTGCCGCTCTTTGTCATCCATTCTTTTTCTCCTCCGACTCGATAATCTTAAAAAAATCACTTGCCTTCATTTCTTTCATCCAATCTGACAGCTTAAATGCATTAGATTGTGTACAAATAGATCCGTACAATTTTCCACCAACATTAAATAGTCTTTCTGTATATTGGTCATAAAGGTGGAAACCATATTGCAAATAATGCGGTTTATGCGGTATTGGCATATCGGCAACTGCACGTCTCCAGTATCTACCTATATCGGAGTTGCATCTAAACTGTCGTAAGCCTTTTTCTCCGTAATCTCTGGTAAAATCCATAAAAAACTTATCTTTATCTTTTTCCGTGGGGACTATAAACAGCCGGCTTTTCGTCGGCAAAAACTGTTCTGCCTCTATCCCGTATGTATTTGAAAAATCATTATAGATTTTGCGAATCTTTTCAGTTTCATCTATCCACTTAAAAAAATCCTCATACATCTTACAACCTTTTACAACCTCAAAATATTTTTCCACTTATTATTCCTCCGCTTAAAACAGGCTTAACTGCCCGTCAATCTCCTGATCCGGTTCTTCCGGCGCCGCCCAACCCGGCAGGTGCTCCAGACCGAAGAACTTACATGCTACCCAACTCGGCTGCCAGTGCTTAGTACCCCCGGCCTCCTGGTATAGCTTGCAGTCGTAATGCTTCCCGGTGCTGGTCAGGTTATGGCACTCGTCACAGTATCTCGGGCTTGCGGTGCCTCCGGATCTCATGTACATCTCACTGATTGCTCTCATGGCTATCACCTATAATCTTTACCGGATGTCCAAGGGCTTTCTCTATCTCCGCAATGGTCATTTCTTTTGCCTCTTTTCGCTCCCAGATAATGGTCAGGGTATCTCTATCCATCATTTCATTCAATATTTGTGCATTTGTTGTGTAAACTTTCATGATGTCAAATTCTTCTTCACCATCTTCATCTTTTAAATCAACGTCCGTTCCTTGGCAATAGTTTGTAAAATTTCTCAGCATTCCATTCCACCATATAAACATGCCTCCATTCCTTAATTCACAAACCATACCATCTTTCAGATTGTCTCTTGTCATCACCTTATCCTCCGTTCCCGGGATTACTCTATCCCAGCATTTTTCACAATCATTAATGCATTCTGCTTCGCCCGCAAATTCATAATATTCAAGACATTCTTTTATTTTTTCGCCTTCTTTTACTATCCCTGGATATACCATTTGTAATTTTTCCCTAAATGTCATGATGTCCTCCTTTACGTTCTATCGCCGCCTTTATCTCTTCCGTGGTTGCCCGGATTATCTCTAGAGCCTCTGACAGCTCATATAATCCATTTTGTAGACGTTGGTCTACAACTTTACGTCTAAGGAGATAAATCGTCTCCTCAAAGCTTCCACAGTATCCTATGGTGTCATAAATTTTCTGTCCGTCCTTGTCGGTCTTTCCTTTGTCCACAGAAAGGGTAAAACCCATATTGTTGGGAATTGCATAATAATTTTCAATTAGGTGTACCATGTATATCCTCCTTTATCCAACCATGCTGTTAAGCATATATTCTGCATTTTCTTTAGCTATCGTTTCCCTGACACTCTCTTCCGGGAAATGTATCTGGAAGGTGTTTTCCTGCAGCCGGTTTGTGATCCTACGGTCATAGTTCAGGCCGTCGAGCGGAAAATTGCTTGTCAGGATGGTAGGGAGCTTATTTAGATACCGTTCGTTCAGGATCTGATAAAACTTCTCTCGTATCCAGTCCTTTGCGTCCTCAGTCCCGAAATCATCGATTACAAGGACCTTGACGGTCTGCAGCGCATCCAGAAGATAACCTTCTTGCTGCTTATTTCCATCTTGCCCCCAGGTATTTTTGATTTCTTGCAGGATGTTCAGGGATGTAGCAAATTTGACTTGTATGCCATGTTCCAGCATAAGTGCATTTGCAATACTAGCAGCCATACGCGTTTTACCAGATCCCTTTTCTCCACTCCACAGGTACAGGCCCATGCCTTTCTCAATCATAGCGTCCAGATTATCCAAGTAGAATTTAACTCCCCTGCAAGCCACAGCAGCTATTTCTCTGGATTCATCCCTTGTGTATCTCCGCAGGTTAAATGTGTTGAGCCTTATTTCTTTAAGGCTATCGGGCAGTTCCGCAAACCTCAAACGCCTATCCATCACCTTCCGCTCCCGGCACTTACAAGGCGCAGCGTATTCAACTCCATTTTCATCACGCTCATACACCCATTCTTCTCCGTGGCAAATTGGGCATGTATCACCATTCAAATCCTTCTGCTCCGGCACCCTGCTCAATTGCCCGTCGCACAATGTCTGTTTCATCCGGTTCAGTGTTTCTTCCAGGTTCTTCAATCTTCTTTCCCCCTTTCTGGTTTAGATACCCTTCAAATTTTGTACCAAACAACGTAGCCGGCCTAAGATACTTATCCATATCCGCCCCTTTCCATTCGGCAGACTTGATGTCAATAACCCTACGAAAATCATCAAAAGTAAATCCATCATTAATCCTGGCTCGTATCAGTCTCCGCGTGTCCTTGGACCCCACCTGGAACGATTTCCCGGTACGCATATTCAAATACTCAACGATTTCCTTGTACTGGTACTTAGAATCGTCTGCCACAGGCGCATTAGATGTTTTATTCTTTACCTTCTTTTCATTCTCTATATTCTTTTCATTCTTGTTTGTGGTCACTTGCTGGTCAGTTGTTGGTCGTTCGCTGGTCATCTGTTGGTCAGTGTGCTGGTCAATTTTCTGATAAGATTCCCAGTTAAGTATTGTAATCAGGCTGTTTTTGTTACTTGCTTGCTGGTCAATCTGCTGGTCAGATTTGAACGCATTTAAGATTCTTTTTACCTTACTTTCGTTCACGGATAAATCAGTGGCAATTTTAAGTCTTCCGGTTATCAACTGCCCAGGCTGAAGCATTATTTTCTCTCCCTTAAACATCACCGGACAGATCCCGTGTGAAGCTTTAAGGAGGAGATACACCCATACCGCCAGATAATCAGCATCTTTGCAGACAATAGGATTCTCAAGCATTTTCCTATGTAGCTTTATCCATCCTTCCATCCTTATCACCTGCCTCAATCAATGTCACTTCGATTCTAGGGTTATGTTTGTCCACGTGGAACTCATCCGAAAACCCAACTATGTGCTGCCACCCGTCATTTTCTATCACCCGGCATTTTACAAGTGCATCCTGAATGAACTTGTGAGCAACAGCAGCGATATTATCCAGATCTCGCCGTCTATCTGGCTCGTAGAAGGAATAATGTATCATGACTGGAGGTTTTATTGCCTGGCGCTTTAGACTCGCTCTGATAGCGTTTGAGATGACCATTTGGTATCCCTGTTTCATATCGTTGCCACAGCTATGCCCCCGGCAAAAGCTCCGCTCTGCTTTCAGATATTCGTTCAGTCCCGGCAGCTTCCCTTTGATCACGAATCTGTACTGCATATTCGCCCTCCTTCCTCCGGTTCTCAAAGGCCATATCCATAAGGTGGCCTTTTACAATCAAGTCATGTGCTCTTGAATCATCCATTTTTCGGTATGCCTTATATTCCAGCGCATCCACCGGATCTGATGGTATTGGCCGATAATAACCTGTATCACCGCAGATGATGCAATCTCCGTTTTTGTTCTCATGGTTTATCATCCTGCGCAGCGCTCTGTCTACTCGGTCAATTTCAGGCTGTTTGATATCAGGTCTATGTATTCCGTTTTTATGACCGTCTCCTATCCTTACAAAATAGGATTCAGCCGTTTTCTGTATTTCCTCTCTCGTCATTTGCCCTCCCTTCTCCCCGGCCGTAACCGGGGAAAGTGGCGTGATATATAGCATGAACCGCTTAACGCGTATCCATTACAAGTAACATTCTCTGTATCTTTGTCGGAATTTCTCCCGTGCTTCGTCTTCTGTGTATCCCTCTGCAACTGCTCTTTTCTCATAGGCCATCTGTCCCAGCATCTTACACAGCTTCATTGCCATTGGATTTTTATGCAGGCTCATAAGCGGCTCTGCCATCGTATGGCAATTGCTGCAAACCGGAAGAGTAAGTCCATCTTGGTCAGCTCTCTTTCGGGCCGGGCCTATCAATAAGTGATGTGTTTCTGTTGTGGGCCTGCCGCAGAAAGCACAGAAATCTGTATATTTTGTCAGTATAGAATCCATTTACACCTCTCCCAACAATTCATCGGGCCATATCGGAGCCGTAAGCACTTTTGTATGTTTACAGTAATCACAAACATCACACCGTATTGGGTCAATCTCTCCGATTTTAAGCATCAATATTTTATCCGTATTGCTCTTAACCTCTACTATCCTCTCGTTTATCCACTCCTGAGGCACCTGGATGATCTCTATATCGGTCTCTTTTTCCTTCGATGCAGCTGCTATGTAAAACGGCAGCCGCTCACCGGTATTGACATATACGATTTCCTGATACACCGCAGCCTGGATGTCATATCCCCAGTATCTAACAAAATCCATCATTCCAAAGTCATGAGTGTAATGGGCCTTTCTTAATGACTGCATTACTTTCAGATCAACAATGCATTTCCCGGGGATATAGCTATCAAGTTTGGCCTTCCACTTTGCTCCGAACAGGTCCGCTGTGAATATCCTTTGCTTCTCTCCACTCATATATCGCATAAATAAGCGGTCCCTTTCGATTCGGTCTATAATATCGTCCGCTTTCCTGTATTCGCTCCTGAGTGTCCTCTTCTTTGTAAATAGTTCTGGGTTTTCTGTCTTGAACTGTTCCAGAGTGCCCTCAAAATAGGAATCCACATAGGAACCAACCAGGAGAGGTATCGTCTTCTCTTCTTCCCATTCGCCCTTCATCTTTGCCAGGGCCATTTCCTCGCATGCTGGCTTACCGAGAGTCCCGCAGAAGTCCTTGTACTGGCTTACAGATATGTATTCCCGGTTGGCTTCAGCACTGTAATAATTCTCTGCTGTAAGCTTCATTTAAACACTTCCTCCGCTTCTTCCATAACATCCGTTGGTATGTCAAAAGGGTTATCTGTCCTATCACGCTCTTCCTTGGATATATCTTCCGCTTCTCCCTCTACATATACCCCCATTAAAGCGTTAGGGATGTAAACACGTGCAAAAAATGCTGCTGCTCTGTATGCAAGCATTTGCTCTGGTATGGTCTTCCACTTACTCCCTGATTTCGCATACCATTGCTCCGCTTTAGCCATAGCGATTGTTACCTCAGTCCCTCTTACAATTTCGCCTGTCTCCCTATACTCAGCCTGTATGTAGCACCCCCAGGTGTCATCTCCTTTTGTACCGGTATATACCGGGCGTACATTTTTAAACTCCCCACTAGCCCTGATCATGCTCATACATGCCTGGCCGCTCCATTGCGGCTTACCCTGCACAACATACAGGTTCTGCATGACCATCATGGGGCTTACACCCATTCTGTTTGCCATATCCACAGCTATAGTACAATCCATTGGTTTCCCCTGGTAGTTCTGCGGCACCAACGTTGATGAGGCAAACATTTTTCCTATATCAAAAATCTTCTTAAAACTGTCAGAATCAGAAAATGGGTTTGCAATCTCATGTTTCTGTTCCTGTAAAACCATCTCTTCCATGTGATACCTCCTATAAATTCTCTGTCCAAAAGTAAAGGTTGTCTGATTCCTGGTCGTAAGATATCCGGTCCAGAAAATCATCTTCCGGGTTATCCCCATCAATTATCTTTGCCCCACCGCTGTAAAGCATTGTGATAAGCTTATTAATGATTCCGCATATCTCCACAGGGTTCTTGTCCGCTGTGAGTAAAGCGATGATATCGACGCTGGTATCACAATCAGCTTCTATTCCGTAATTTACGTTCTGCATACTTGACAATCCCTCTCAATCTGCTCTATAATTAACTTTAGTAATATTTTCTTTAGTCCCTGATTGCTTGCCGGCGCCAGGGGCTTTTCCAGTTTTAATGAGTTCGTTCATTTTCCCTTTCTCCTTCTCCCTATCTTTTTTCTAACTTTTCGCGCTCGCCTACGCGGTGGAACTGATTTGCGAAGTCAAGTATCGCATTGCGGGCCGCTATATACTCTGGGTCATCACAATCCAGCTTACAAAAATAATATGCGAATTGAACGGCAGTACGCTTGAACACCTTGACCGCAAGACATCCACACCACAATGGCCAGCAGGAAAAGTCCAGGTAGGCACCTCTCAGGTCGGCTCCTCTCAGGTTAGCGCCGCTCAGGTCGGCTCTTCTCAGGTTGGCATCACTCAGGTTGGCTTTTCTCAGGTTGGCTACTCTCAGGTCGGCTCCGTTCAGGTTGGCTCTTGCACCGCCCTCTTCGCCATTTATCCATTTTTTATGTGCGTCTAATATTTTTTGTAATTCCTCTTGTTTCATTTCTGCATTTCCTCTCCTTTTCTTCTTTTTTGGTAATCCCTGGCAACCTCAAAAGCAGCCGCCAGCAGGATAAATATAACTATGTAGCACATCACTGCCTGCGGTGCGTCCCGGGGTTGCCAGAATCCGGTCAATGCGGCAAGGGCGGTACAGATGGCTGCGTCTTTTATTGTGGTGTAGTGCATTACATCACGCACCCCCTTTGCCTTGCCAGATCAGCCGCCCGGTTCTGTCGGATGAGATATTTCTGGAGCTCGTCCGTGTCAAACAAGGTTGGGCTTGTCTTGTTATTGGGATTGACCTTATATGCTACCTTTTGGCCTTTTTCATGGCTGATTCTGCGCAGCATTTTCTCCGGGAATCCCATCTGGACTAATTCCTTCTGGTACATTATTTTCTTTGGAAATTCCATTATTACGCCTCCTTCTTGTTTTCTTGCACTCCCCTGTCTATAATGTACTTACAGGCGTTGCAGCGCCGAGTACGAAAGAAAGGAGAATATGTTATGCGCCGTTACAAATCGCCTTATAATGGAAAACGATATCTTCTCAACACAAACACCGGCGAAATCCATGATTTAGATAATGAAACCGATTTTTGTCATATCGACGATATTAAACACGAACATATATGGGTGGATGATTCCTATATGAACTGTCTTATTGCTGCGGCAATGTTATGTCCATCCAAAAAAGGCAACGGATGTTATTATTGCTTAAAAGAAAAGGATAATGGCTGATATCCTTCCATATGGGCTGCATCGTTTATTCGCTGCAGCTCTTGTTCTGCCACGAATTCAAGTAAATGTAACTTGAGCTCATCGGATTTCTCAAATTTTCTTCCCAGCGCATATATGAGTTTAGAAGCAAGCTCAATATCACACTGCTTTAATAAATCAAATCTGGTCACCTTCACACCACCTCCTTCTACTCTTCCAAAAAATACTCAATTGGCACGCCGAAATAGTCGGCTACTTTCTGCAGTTTATCTACAGCTGGTTTAGATTTTTTCCACTTACATACGCTGCAACTTGAAAACTCCAAATCCTTTTCCAATCTATAAATTGAAATATGTCTTTTGTAGCAAAGATGTTTAATTTTTTCGTAAATCAATTTTTCACCTTCTTTCCGCATGATTTTTCACATAGCTATTGACATTTGCATGAAAATAATCTATTATATAGGCATAAAGATAGCCGAAAATTTTCATGCTTCTATTCAAATGATTTTGCCGAATCACTTAATTGAATAGATTATTTTCATGCGTTTTCTGTTACAAACACATAATACATGATAATTTTCTAGTTGTCAATAGTTTTACATGATTTTTTTCATGTAATTTAAAAAACGGAAAGGAGCTACCTATTTTGACACTAGTAGATAAAATACGCGTATTGGCAAATCAGAAAGGTATGAGCTTGCCACAACTAGAAGTAGAATTAGGATTGGGAAATGGGACTATTAGTAGATGGAAAAAATCTTCACCTAGTTCTGATAAACTTCAACGAGTTGCTGATTATTTTAATGTATCTATTGACTACCTTCTTGGCAGGGAAATTCAATTAACTTCAAAAGATGAGCGCGACATAGAAAAAATCTTAGAACAAACCCGTAAACAGCTTCTAAATCAAGAAGGACTTATGTTTGACGGAGATTTTGCCACTCCAGAAGCAGTAGAATCAATCGTCGCAGCCATGCAGATAGGAATGGAAATGGCCAAGAAAAAGAACAAGGAAAAATATACGCCAAAGAAATATAAAAAGGACTGATTGTCTATGGAAATTAACAAAAAGGTTAACAGCCTTGCCAGAAAATACCGGACAAGGAATCCCTTTGAAATGATACAGGGAATGAATGTAATCCTTGTCTCATATCCTTTGAGTGGTGTACGAGGTTTTTATCAATACTACCAGCGGAATAATATAATTTACATAGACGAAAACCTCCCCGAACAGGATAAATATTTTGTTTGTGCACATGAGCTTGGCCATATGTTTTTGCACAAAAAAGCTAATGCTATTTTCATGGATACACGTACACATTTTACTACTTCCAAATATGAAACAGAAGCCAATGATTTCGCTATTCGTCTTCTTCTTTCTGATGATTTTATTAATGAATATCAAGGATATACTCTTGAGCAGATATCCAGAATAACTGGATACAGTGTAAAACTTATTGAATTGCGTCTGAAATAGGTTTAATAACTACAACTTTTTAGAAGTATTATAAAAAGGGAGAAAATATATGGAACACTTAAGATGTCCTAAATGTGGTATGGAAACTGATAAACCAGTGTGTCCATTATGTGGAGAGGAAATTATACACAAGACTCATAGCAAAAGTGCATTAATAGGTAAATTTTTGCCTTTGCCCACTAAAATCATTATCGCTTTATGGATTTTAGATAGCTTTTATATGCTATTATCAGAAAATCATACCTTTGGTCAATGGATCATTGTAATGCTATTCGGAATCCTTATTTACGGCGCTATTACCAATGCAATATACTATTTCTGGTGGAAACCCAGAAAAGCCAAAAATAAACAACATTCAAGTACATATGAAAATAAAACCTTTTATTCAGAAACAAATTATGCAAAAGAATATCACCAAAAATCATTTGACGCTATGGAAGGCCATGAATTTGAATATTTTTGTGCAGATATTTTAGAAAAGAACGGATATGAAAATGTAGAAGTTACAAAAGGGAGCGGAGACCAAGGAATTGATATCGTCGCTTATAAGGAAGGAATAAAATACGGTATACAGTGCAAATGTTACTCATCAGACATCGGAAACAAGGCGGTACAAGAAGCCTTTGCAGGTAAGACATTCTACGGGTGCCATGTTGCCGTCGTATTTACTAATAGATATTTTACCAAATCGGCCAAGGAACTTGCAGAGAAAAACGGGGTGCTTTTGTGGGACAGAGACAAACTAAATGTTATGGCTTCTAAAGCTGGCGTTAAACAAAATTCAACAACAGATAACAAGGACAATCGTACTATTAATATTAATGAAGCACGTAAGGTAATGCGGCCCTATATTTACGATGAGTATTTAAAAGTCCTTTATCGTCAGTATCCCAACGATAGAATCCGAGCTATCAAAAATTTTAGCATTTCACAGAATTTAAGCTTACGTGAAAGTAAAAAAATCGTTGATAGATATTATAATTCGATGAAATAATTATAATAGAAACCGGCCCCTGCACCAACAGGGGCCAACAAAATAATATATTTACCCGGGGAACCGAAGAGGGTGCATACACCAGCTGCCAATTCTTTACGGAAAGGAGCTGGTTGCGAATGGTTACATATGATGAATTATTCACTTTTGTAACAATGCTTTGTGCGGTCGTTACTCTTGTTGTTACTCTTACACAACACAAAAAGTAGCGCCCTCGTCCTGGTAAGATAAGGCGCTACTTTTAGCAAATTACTCTTCCGGCAGCTGGACTTCACCCAGCTTTCGGTTCTCTTGTTAAGTATATTATAACAAAATATACTGAATTGTCAAATAGTAAAAACCGCCCCAGTGTTACCAGCACCAGGACGGCTCATATCTCCGGAGAGATACTACATATTACTCAACCACTAATATTGTATCATCTTCGGTGACAGGTGGCAATAGACCATCTGTCTTTTTTGCACCTATTTTACCACAAGGAGGATGATATCATGGCAAAAGCAAAATATACCAAACAAGCAAACGGATACTTTCAGACACGCGTCTGGGATGGCAGTTACAACGATGACGGCACAAAACGTTACATCATGCTGCGGTCGAAGAAGAGCAGTAAAGACCTCGAAAACAAGGTCAACCAGCTTGCTCAGGACGTGGAGATGCGTAAACACCTGCGTATATCAGACGTAACATTTTTAGATTACGCCAAGGCGTGGTTGCAGGTGTACAAGGCCGGCAAAGAGACCAATACCCAAGCAATGTACAAAAATATCATAGATAAACATTTTGTGATCTTGAAGGGTGTCAAGCTGCAAGACATAGGCCGAGTGCATTATCAGATGCTAATGACCAGCACCAGTGATAAAAAGCGCACTCAACAACAGATCCAGCTCACATTTAAGCAAGTGTTGCGGTCCGCTGTCTCTGATCGGCTCTTTGCCGCTAACGTCATGGAGGATATCTTTGCCAACATGGACGTGATCAAGTATCGCCCAACTGAAAAACGTCCGTTAACGAGTTATGAACAGAAAGCTCTGTTTGCGGCTGAGTTATCCACACAAGACCGGGCATTTGTGTATATCTTATATGGATGCGGTCTCCGACGTGGAGAAGCCCTGCCCCTCACCAAATTTGATGTAGACCTCAAACGGCGCACATTGACCGTCAACAAAGCTATAGGATTTGTAAATGACAAGCCTGTACCCAAAGGTCCAAAGACGGACAACGGGTATCGTACTGTCCCCATACCGGCTGTAGTTTTTCCGGTCATTGAGGCTTATGTCAAGTCCTTGAAGCGTAGTCAGCTATTTGTCATGCGCAATGGTCAGCCAATCACAAAGAGCAGTTATGATAAGATGTGGGCGCGTATCATCAAAGCCATGCAGGCGGTCTCTGAGGAGCCTATAACAGGTCTTACAGCCCATGTATTCAGGCACAATTACTGCACCAACCTCTGCTACCAGATACCAATGATCTCCATCAAAAAGATTGCTGAGATGTTGGGAGATACCGAGAGGATGGTCATGGAGGTGTATAACCATATTGTACTGGATAAAGAAGACGCTGCCGGAGCGGCAGACAAAGCCTTTGAGATGTGA